GAATGTATCTAACCAACTTACCATCTTCACCTTGAGGTAATTGATTATCATTGATATCATAAACGATAAACTCAATCATATCCGAATCCGAAAATCCGAAGAATGATTGTAGAGTACCCTGTTCGAAGATTTGTCTATCCTTCGAAGAGATTCGATACCCTTTGTTTTCGATTATTTCTTTAAATGTTTTAATTGCCATATTACTTTCTTACTTTTCTAAGTTTGGTATTTAATATTACACTTTCACCTGTTGAAAGTTTAACAGTTAATGTACCATCATATTCTTGAGCCTTACCAAGCCACGTAGGACTTCTACCATTAATATTATCTTTGTTTGGAGATAATTCAAATGATTTAGTTTCACCAGCAGAAACAGTAAATGGAGTTCCACCAGTTGGAGATAAGCTATACCAACTACTATCACCACCTTTTTCTAAGGTAACACTAACGGATTCATCCCCACTATTAACAATTTCAAACTTCTGTCCAGCTTGCCAACCTTGCCATCCACCTTTACTTTTCTTTTTAGCAAATCCATAAATATCACCTTTAGCAGGGTCTTTCTGCATACTATTAACAGCCACAGTTTCGTTCAATGCTTCAGCACCAGCAGCTATTTGTGCACTTTGCCCAAATAGTTGTTCTCTTAATGTTGTATTCTCTTGAAGTAATGCTTCATTTCTAGCGGTTAATGATACTCTCTGAATTGCTTCATTAATTGAGTTTTGAATAGCATTTTGTAAATCAACAGTAGATACTGCTATTTGTTCATTTGCAATTGTAGCTTGATTCTGAGAAATATTTGCTCTTAGGATTTCATTATCAGCTTGTACTTTTAAGCTTTCACTAACGATTTCCAATTCAGATATTTGTGCGTTTAAATCGGATACTTCAGTATTTAATCTTTGAACTTCCAATGTTAAATCATCAATTCTCAATAATGCATCATCGTAAATTGATTTAAGTACCATAGCAGGTCCTTCTGGAAACTCTTGTGGTATTAATTCAAATATTCGAGTATCTATTGATTTTTTTAGCTCATCTACATTGTAATTGGGTCTTACTAATTTACCACTAACAATCCCACCATCAATTTCTTTTTCACTTATGTATCCATAGTTTGGGTCATTCTTTACAGTTTGAGGGTCAACTAAATCAAGTTTTCTTTCAACTTTTGTAGCAGGTGGAAGTGGTTGTATAGGTGCTCCTTTTACTAAAGGTCTTTCTGGTCTAGTATCTTTTTTAGAAATTCGCACACCTTTATCATTCTTAGAAGGAAGTGCGGTTGAACCTTTCCTTTTAAGTTGTTCTAAAAGTCTCTCATCTCTTAAACCAGCGTTTTTTTTCATCTTATGCTATTACACTAAATGTATAATCATCATCAAAGAAGTATGAAATCCCATCAACTACTACTTTGAATTCAATTTTATAAACTCTATCAACTTCCCAATTGGATAAATTTAAATTAAAATAGTTACCACTACTATCACAACTTAGTTTTGTGTAATTTCCAAAAGGAACAATTACATCTCCACTATGATAATCTGAGATTTGATAGTATGAAGTTGTTGGTAAGAATTTACTAATACCATATTGCGCAGTTGTTGAGAATGTTTTAATTGGATACAAATCTCTACCAACTACTCTTAACTTTGGTGTTGTATTTACCTTATATTCTTTTTTGAAATTTTTAATTCCAACTTTAATTTCCTCCGATGTTAGTTCAGTCAACGAACCAGTTGCAAAAGATGAATCATCCCAACCTATTCTAACTTTTGGTTGGTGAATTGTATTTGTTTCTTTACTAAAGAATTTTAAAATACCATAATCATTTGTATCGGTTTCAGATGAGAATGGTAATTTTACAATAATACCATCGTTTACAATTGAACCACTAAGCCAAGACTTAACAATATCCTTAACATCCATATTTACATCTTTACTCAAATATTCAAAATTTTGAGTAGCAGATGTACCATAATAAAATGTACCACCTTTACCTTCATATGAACCAGTGGATACATCACTAAATTCGGCAGTTTGTAACCATCTTAGAGTGGTATCACCTTCTCTATTATTCCAAGTTACACCACCTGTTGTAATATCATCAAAACGAGTACCTTTCCCCATTTCCCAACTTTGTGAAATAGGATATGCCTCCAAAGTAAATGATAATGGAAGTTCTTCAGAATCGGTTTCCTTTAAAATTAATCTAGCTTCATCCAAACGAACATCACCATCAGAAATACTTTGAGATACTCCAGCTAATTCAAATTTAAGAAGAGCTCTGGATACATCTTTGATGTTACCATAATAAACTTTACTTACCTCCAATACTTCATCTAAACCACAATTTTGGTCAGGTTGTTGTAAGTAAACCGATGCATCTTTTGATGCTGTGAGGAAATAGTATGCCATTATCTTGCTCTCCCTTTAATATCCGCATTTGGAAACTTAACTTCAAAAACCGATGGGTCTAAAGATGGATATAAAATCTTATCTTTAATCGCCTTTTCTATATTATATGAATTTGGTGAATATCTACCACCGCACTTATTTACAATTTCTAATTTTGGAACTGAACTTACACCATCTACATTTGCCACAATTAATTCTAATTCGGAAAGATTGATTGTGTTATTGAAAGTCCAATTATCTATATTAAAGTAATCTTTTAACTCTTGAATACATTCAGCAACTACTTCAGATTTATTATAATTTTGCATTGTAATTATTTCAAAATTAACTCCAATATTAATAATAAACCCATCATTAATATTAACACCATCGGTTAATATTTTATATTCGTTTAAATATGTTTTTATATTTTCCTTTATTGCTCTGTTTAATGTAGAAAGTTTACCATCAGAATCATATCCTAACAAATACAAATTGATTGCAAATGGATTATTCTTTTCATTATCATTTGAAGTCTTACCAATCAAGAATTTTTGAATTTCATCCTGAACAGTCCTTTTATTTGGTTCTTCCGAATCCGGTTTATCAACAAAACTCATTACTAAATCAGTAAATTCTTGCAAAGCTTTTGGTGAACTTAAAATAGATGATGGTGAGTTATTATCCAATGTACCATCTGCGGTAGCGTATGCTTTTGCAACCGAACCAAACTTAGTTGGCATTGATAATGCTCTTACCTGATAATCTTTTGCAGTTACTGCTCTATTCTGAGAACCAAAGTTTGCTAAAGCGTTCTGTCTAATTTCTTCAATCGTATCACCACCTTTACCACCAGTTGCAGGAACTTCGTTATCTACTGCTAATGAATTTTTAGTTGAATTGTAAATTGCTAATTGGGTTGGTGTTAATAATTGAGTATCTTCTTCGTACTGAACTGATTTTATTTTTGTAATAGTTCCTTTAGCTACATTGGATTCCACTCCACCACCTACTAAATATTTTATAGTAAGTGTTGTGTTTGAAGGAGATGTTCCATATGTTTTTGTTTTTAAAAAGTTTGTTGGGTCAAATGATGCTTCTAATTTAGAAATAGAATTTGGTAACCCCAAACCAACATTTTTAACCGATGGAATTAAAGTCTCATCACTAGCCGTTGGGTCTCCAGCACCAAATTGAATTGTAGTTGTGCTATCACCATTTACTTTTTTAGTAAATCGTTTTGGTGTTTTTAATGTGTTTAGAATATATGGAACAGTCGATTTAAACTGATAAAGGTCTGGGTCATTTGATTCGGTATTTGGATAATCCACAAATACCAACTCTTGAGCTAAATATGGAACTTCATACCATTTGTTACCACCGGTGTCTCTAATATCATATATATCTATAATGTTTGTATCATTTAGTGTAATAGTTCTAAATGCCTCATATGCACCAAATTCAAATTCTTGAGTTACAACTTCTGCAGAAATTGCATTTACTTTTTTCTTAACCAAATAAAATGTTATTTCTCCAGTGTTTGTATCTGTCTGATAAACAGTTATTTCTCTATTGGTGGAATCTTTAAAATCTAAAACATCTTGTGTTATAAAAGATACTCCATTACTAGATTCAATCTGCATACCTTCTTTGATTGTAAGTAGGTAAGTTTCATCATAGGTGTTATTTGCACCAGTACCAGTTGCAGGAACTAATTGATAAACAGATAATGTAGTTACTGATGGAGATGTTACCTTTGGTTTGTATCCCAAATATTGTGAAAGTGCTATAACATTTTCAATATCTTCCGCATGAACCATTAATGATTCTTTTAAAGTATCATCAATGTAGTATGAAAGTGAATCACCAACATAGGATGCCATTTCAATGAACATCATACCCGGAGATGATTCGTTAAAATCGGAATAAGTTGTTGGGAAATAAGTTTTAGCAAACTCAATTAGATTTCCTCTAAATTGAGTAAAATCTTTATTAAGGTACTTTATATCCTTACCTCTATTCTTAAAGTTCTTTGTTGTTTTTGTAATTGCCATATCTTATTATCCCTGAACTGTGAATGTTAGAGTTTCTAAATTAATATCATCTCCTATTCTAAATTTAATTGAAACATTCAATCTATTACTATCTCTCAACTCATCAGTTGATTCGATATCAATTTCTTCCGCTGTAACATAAGGTAACCATTGTTCTAAACTCTCATTTATTGTATCTTCTATTTTACCTTCCAAATCATTTACATTTGGTTCAAACAATAATGATTGTAAACCACTTCCAAAATCGGGTTGTAATACTCTTTCACCTCTTTTTGTTAAAAGTAAATTCTTAATATTAGATTTTACCTGTTCGTTTGTTAGATAAGATTGTTCAAATGTATTATTTCCAAAAGTCAATGGTAAAGTTATACCAATAGCATAATCACTATAAGTTGGTGTATCTTTTACTATTTTTGAACTTAATCTAACTGCCATAATTCATTAATCCATACCAGGTCTCCAAGGACCTTTCTTTTTATCTAATGCCTTCATCAAACCACTATAATCTCTATTGAGTGCTTTATCCAATGCAGGATTTCCAGTTTGAACACCTAACCCTTGCTTTGGTGCCATATCACCATAACCCATTTGTTGTGCTATATTTTGTTGCCCTAATGTATGTACTGAGTTTGAATTAAAATTCAATGTATTGGATGATACTTCGGTTGGTGCTCCAGCATAAGATGGAACCCCAGTTGCATTTCTTTGTTGTGAGCTAAATGGTTGTGTATTATTTAGTATCTCATTAATAGTTGGATTAGAGCTAAATTGTCTTTGTGGTTGAACTTGTTGTTCTACCATAGGTTCATTATCCATAAATGTAGGTTGAGATGGGGTTTTTGGTTTCATAGCTTCTCTTAATTGTTTGTTTTCTTTCAACAATTTAGCCATTTCTCTCTTAACTCCTTCCTTAACTAATTTAGGGAGAACTTCTTTTATTTCTTCTTTTACAATAATTTGTATTGCTTTTACTAATTTATCAGTATCCATTGTTAAAATGTTTTCCTTTCTCTATAAATATTTGTTTTGGGTTTTTTTAATTTTTAACCACACTTAGTACCACCCATCTCTAATTGTTGTTTAAAATCTTTCATTATTTCTTCCGATTCTATTGGGTCTATGACATCTCTCGGAATAGTTGTATTGATTATATTATCTAATGATGTATCACCATCTAATATGTTAGTTTGGTCAGTAGCTTGGTCAGTAGCTTGGTCAGTAGCTTGGTCAGTAGCTTGGTCAGTAGGTTGGTCAGTTAAACCATTTGATGAAAGTATAAAACCATCGGTACCATCAGGTTGATTTATAACAGGTGGTTCTGAACCATCTTGTGATGGGAAGTTAATATTTGGTATTGGAATCGCCGGTGGTATTAAATATCCGGTCCAATTTATAATACCAGGACCAGGAACAGGGGTAGGTGCCGATGGATATAATGATGTTGTTTGTATAATTCCACCAACAGAAAATAAATGAACTACTGCGGCTAGAATGAACATATTAACCATTGTTTCTTGCTTTCTAGCAGGTTTAAGTGGTGGATATATTGGCCAAGTTCCAGGGTTAAGAGCAATATTTGAAGTTACTGATATATTTTGTATAGAACCGGGAGATGGTATTAATGGAATTGGGAATGGATTCATTTGTGCACCAGTCCAATATGCTTTTACACCATTACCAAATTCGTTTACTAATGAGAAATCTACACCAGGTGGAGTTGCTAATCCTTTTAATAATGCAACTCTGAATAGTGTTTTCATTATTTCCACATTACCCGTTTGAACTGATTCTAAGTTAATAAAATCCTTTCCCCTTTTTATACAAGCATCATATTCTTCTGCCCAAATAGTTGCTACCTCATTTATATTAATAGATGGATTACTTATTGGGTTCGTTTTTCTTAATATGTTTATTTTGAAGAGTGACCAAGACATTTTAAATTAAATTAGTTGGATTTGGAATGTTTGGTAAACTTGGTGGCTGGGGTAAGTTTGGAACCTCGGGTAATTTTGGAGGGTCTGGTAACGATGGAATTTCAGGAACCGCAGGTGGTTTCGGTAAATTCTTTTTCTTTTTTGGATTTTCTTCCTTTTGTTTTTTTCTAAATTTAGGAACAGGTGGAAGAGTTGGAAGTGGAAGTTTAGGTAATTTAGGTAATTTG